ATCTCGGTGGCATCCAATTCAACACGCACAAGAAGCCTCTTCCAGCGTCGCCGGCGGCGATATTGGCGCATGCGCTCGGCGGACGGGGTTGCGAACGGATCACCGGCTTGACCTCCCGCCTTCGTCGGCGATCTCCACCAGTACCGACACAACCTCGCCTCCCGCGACCGTCTTGGTCCAGCCCGTTAGCCAAAGCTTGGTCTTAGCCGGGAGATCGCGATCGATCGTAATCCCGCCGCGGATGTTTGGGCAGGCTCCCGGCCGAGGTTCCCACCTGCCGGTCAGCGATCCTCGGCCGACGGGTTCAGTCACGGCTGGCTCCAGCGTCGGTTAAATTAAGTTGCAACTGATGCACATCATTCCAGTCGGCGCCGACCTTGGCGGGGATCTGAACTTCGATTACGCGCTCATCCGATCGCAGCCGACTGGCAAGGGCATAAGCCGCCGACTGGCCGGCATAGTTCGGGTCATTATCGCCAAAGACGAAGATCCGCTTTGCCTCGGGTGGCGGCTGCCACGCGGCGAGCATCCCGGCGTTTACGGCGGCCCAGCAGGGCACACCAAAGAGTGCGGTCGCAGAAAGCGCGGTTTCGATACCCTCTGCGATACCAAGCACGTCTCCGGAAGGCCCAAGGCGTATAGCGGCACCTTTGGCAATACTGCCGGGCATCAACCGTCGCGGCTCTATGACCGGAGCCTTGCGTCCATCGTTCGTTAGGTACGTGCGATGCAGTGTCGAAGGTGCACCATCCGGCCCACTCACCATTGCGATCATCGCGGGATGAAACGATGGATAATCGGATTGATAGCGCAAATCGTGAGCGGTACGCAGGCAAGACGGAAAGCACGTCAGGCCGACACGACGAAATAGATAACGGCCAACGGCATCGCCGGTCTCAACTGTCTTACTGACCCGCCACAACTTATTCATGGCATCGCGCTTGTCGCGATCGCTCCGATCGCGCTTTGGCGGATCTGCCGCCGCCGAACCGAGAACGGCCTCGATCTGTTTTGCGGCTTCGCGAAACTCCCATCCATTCTTTTTCATCACCAATGCTATGCCATCGCCAGCACCGCATTTGGAACAAATCCACGTCCCCCGTCCTTCCCGATTATCCCAGCGCCAGCGATCCTTGCCGCCGCACAGGGGGCATGGACCATGCTTGCCGGTCAGGAGTGATTCTCCGATGCCCAACGCCGGCAGAATTCCCGACCAGCGGCCTTGAGCTCGATCTTTAAGCGGTAAGTTGTTGAGCATGACGTCGCTTGCTCTTTGCCCATGTGATCTGACGGGATTTGATCCATGACAAAACCTTCGGGGTTGGCTGCATCGCCGGCACATCTTTGTAACTGTTCGGCCAAACATTGAACTTCTCGCGAAACTTATGCGCCGCCCATCCACTCGCGTAGCCGCGTCCTTGCCCGTACCCCTTTAACTGTGCGTAAAACGCCGCTTGCTCATCCTCCGATGCCGTGTCCTCGCGCTTTTTTCGCCTCGTAATCTCAACGAGCTCGCAGTCGATGACTTCAGTCTTGTCGATAGCATCGGCCTTGAAGCCACAGGCCGGACACTTGGGCGTCCGCGGCGGTTTTAGGAATGTGCATTGCGGACATTCTTTCGGCAGACGAATCCGATCACAGGCTTTTGCTCTTGCGCGTGGGCGGCCATCGTCGAGCACGTCGTGGTGGATGTCAGTTACAAAGCCTAGCCGCAGATGCGTGTCTGAGTGGTCGAGAATTAAGCAGTCGTCCTTTCCTTCTGCCATTCTGAGTCCGCGACCAATAATCTGTACAAACAGGATTTCAGACTTGGTTGGTCGCGCGAGGATGACGCAACGGACGTCCCAATCAATGCCGGTCGTCAGGCATCCGACGTTGCACACCACGCGAAGTTCGCCGTTGTGAAACTGTCGCTGGATCTCGTCCCGCTCGTTGGTCGGCGTGTATGCGTCAATGTAGCCCGTCGAAACGCCGGCTTCAGCGAACTTCGCTTGTAAATGCTTTGCATGTACGCGATCGACGGCGAAACAAAATGTCGAACGGTTATCAGCGCGCTGCCGCCAGGTATCCACGACGTCGGCGACGAGGAGCGCGTCATTCATCACGCCGGACAGATCGCCCCCGTCGTAATCGCCGGCCACGGTACGAACTTTGGTCAAGTCAGGGTGCGACGGCGCGAACACTCGAAATGGGGATAGATACCCTTCTGAGATCAAATCTTGCGTCGTCGCAGCGATGATTAAGTCGTCAAAATATCGCCCGAGGCCCCGGGTCCATGGCGTCGCTGATAGTCCTATAAACGGTTTGCTTTGCCACCGTGGATCTCTCATCCACTTCGGGTAAAAATCAAACCAGCGATGGCACTCATCGATCAGCACTACGTCGGCTTCTGGGAACGGGCGCCGTTGCAAGGTCTGGACGCTCGCGACCTGAACTGGGCGCGACCAATCCGTCATCGGGTTCGTCCCTTGGATCACGCCGACGTCCCGAATACCGTCATCCCAGAACGCCCTCACGGTTTGATCGACAAGTGACAGCGCCGGGACCGTGAAAATCACGCGTTTTTTCTTGGCTAACGCGCCCTCGACTACCGCCGCCGCGAGCCGTGTTTTTCCGAAGCCGGTCGGCGCTTGCAGCACCGGCCTAAGTTTTCCTGAGCCAAGGGATTGGCGCAGCATTTCGATTGCACGAGTTTGATAGGGTCGTAACTCCCGTTTCATATCGGCATCCTCCCGTTCGCGCGGGTTGATGCCTCATCAGTTGAGTTCGTTCTTCCTTGGCTAGGACTCCTTGCTTTCTCTGCCTCTGTGTCTGTTTCTGTCTCTGAGGACCGTAACGTTACGGGCCGTGCTACGCTGCCGTTACGCGGCTTGTTACGGTAACGTCGCATCCGTTCGGCAGCCGTCGGGTCCTCAACGTCACTTTTGTACTGCCGGCCCTCCCAGTTGTGGGGATGCGTTCCCTTCTCGTCGTCTTCAAACAGCCCAGCCGCCTTCAGGGCATCAAGGACGCGCTGCGCCTTCTGGGGCTTCATGCGCAGCTTGAACGCTATCTCGTTGATCGGCGGGAGGACGCCTCGATTTGCCGACGTCAGACACCACAAATTAATCAGCGCCTTGAACAGCGATGGTTCGAGCCGCTGTATCTTGGGCTCATCAACAAGGTCATCGTAGACGCGGAACCAGTGGCTCATGGAGCGCCTCCGCATGCCGGCGTTGCTTTGGTGGCGATGCGTGGCCGTGCGACTGCCGCTTGCGCATCGGGTCCCGCGCGAATGTGCGAGTTCGGGCGCCCCGAGGCCGGCCGCGCCCTAGGGAGGGCGGCAGCGGAGTACATATTTTCCTTCCGCTTGTCGTAACTTTGGCGTGGTCTTTTCCGGACGCCACGGACTACCGGCGCGGTTACCGTCCGCACGGCGTCGCGGCTTCCACTTTCAGGATCAGGCGGTCGTGGTCTGGACTTTACTCGCGATGCGAACGGCTCGCGAACGCACAACCTAAGTCCGGGACTTTTTCCGGGACTTTTTGGACCGATTCTGGGTTTTTTGCCGCATTTCGTTCGATTTCCGTGCGCGTTCGCTTGCAGCGGGGACTTGCGGACGCCCTTTATTTTTAGGCGTTTTATTGGTCGGAGCGCCGAGATTTGAACTCGGGACCCCCAGTCCCCCAGACTGGTGCGCTAACCGGGCTGCGCTACGCTCCGATACCAGAAAAGCCGTTGAAATATGGGCTTTTGGTGCATGTACCGCGTTCGGGTCGGAATCGCAATAGTGGAGAACAAAGGACGAAAAGTCCCGAAATCGGCGCATAGAGTCCCGAAGTTAGTCCCGAAGTCGTTCCCGCTTAGTTCATATATGAGCCATGCACCCCGATACCGCCCTGCCCTCGTCCGCAATGAGGCAACCATGACCACGCTGCTACTCGTCATCTCGTTGCTATCGTCACCCGCACATGCCGACTGGTGCTCCGGCATCATCACTAGCTCAGGGACGTGCATCGGAAGCCAAGGTAACACGGACCCGCCGACGATTGATTGTGACGATTACGGACGATGCTGGCGACGCGAGCGGCGGTGATCGCCGCCGCGCCAATCAGTGGTCCCGTTCATTCCGTTTGAGCTTTTCAGCCAATGCGAGCCAATAATTGTCGTACACGTCTGAGGCGTCCCTGGGATCGAAATCGACTATTTGCCATGGTTCGAACATCGGCAAACGTTTTAGCTGATATCGCTTTTTCATCTCTGTGGCCGCACTGATCCGTTCTACCTTCCGCTTCCTATACATCGCGGTTCGGCAAGTCGGCCCGCAGGTCTTGGCATCGGATCGAGGCGAAGGAAACCAGTTGCCGCAACGTACACAACGGATCGGATGCGTCACCATTTCCAGGTCCGACTTCCGTATGGAGCTAGAACCATTATCCCAGCGCCACTTTGATTTGCGCCACTTCTCTAGGTTCTCTTGATTGCGTTCCACGATGGCGCGGCGACGCGCAGTCCGTCGCGCGGATTCGAAGCCGTAGCGGTCGCCGGGTTTATAGATTCGGCGAACGATCTTGTTCTCGTCTATCTGCCGCAGCGTTCGCCGCACGACTCCGGTTTCCATGTCTATGAAGGGACCGGACGCTGGTTCCTCGTCATCGGGTCTTGTCATGGGCGAGTGTCTACACTTAAGCGTAGACATTGCGCAAGCTGATCGCCACCATCACCGCGCCGCGCTGATTGCCGTTCCCGGAACCGACCCTGCCGACCGACGTTACAAGTGCGGACCGGCTTTCACGTCTTCACCCCGGTCCAAATGGCCCTTGTGTACTAACGGCCCCGGCCTCCCCTGGGGCCTTTTTTTGCGTCGTGTTGCTCTGTCAGAGCGGTAGGATTCTGGCGCGCTCGGATGAGTCGGACACCATGCCGGAGTAGTTCGCAAGCCACACCCGCAAAACAAAAAAGCCCCGCAAAAACGCGGGGCTAACGTTCGGCCGGGGGGTGTCGGGGGATGGGGCAGGCCGAACGTCGGCGTGACAATACCGATCCGCGCTATTCCTTCAAGCGCAAAATAGCGCGGGTGCAAGGCGTTCCGCCGTTCCTGGCGTTCGCCCCGCACCCTCGCTTCCCCCGGTCCCCACCGGACGTGGCTGAACAATCGTTTACGAAGATGGCGAAAGATGGGAAAAAATCCCGGCGACCAAATATCCGTTCAAACCCCGCGCTGATCGCCAAAAGAAAAGCCCCGGGGGTGGACCGGGGCAAGTTGTTTCGTGACGAGAACGAGTGCTTCAACAAAATAAGAACAC